CTGGACTATGCCCAGATGGGGGGTAATGGCTATACTGCTGCGGAGGATTTTATATTCCACGATTTTACTAATGATGAGAGTTGGGTTGTTTCTCTCGCGCCTGTGGGTGTGACGTTTTCACAAGACGCATCCCAACCATTGTTATACACCTATGAAATTAAATTTGTTATTTTAAGAGACGCTGCTTTACCTTCTGACGATGAAGTTGTAACCCCTGAAATAGGAAACAGCTATCCGTCTATCGCATCAGGTGGGTCAAATGTAGGCGGAAACGGGACAACACCTACCAATCCATTCGGAAAGGTTCCACTTCCACCATTAAGCCCTTATGTTCCGGGATTAGGTACTACACCGCCCCCGCCAATTAATTATGGGGGTAGTGGTTCTTCAACAGGCTCATCCGGTTCAAACAATGGGTCATCATCTTCCAGCTCCTCCGGCTCAGGAAGTTCAACGAATGGCCAAGACAGTAGTCCATACAAACCATATGACCCAACCGCAGGCAATCCTAACGTTTATACTAGTGGTACAGTTGGTCCTTACACACCGCCACAAAATGGAAACGACCCAATAAATCCTCAGGCTCCATCCCCTAGTGCATATCACTATGGAACAACTGGATTAGGGTTTATGATAGGGTATTACGGGAGGAACTACTGATGAAAAAACCACTTGATCTTATAAAGTTCATTTCCAATATACCTGTCCTGAATGATGGTACCATTCCTTTAAACGTGATAGGAGACAACAGCACAGGGTTTACATCGGACATGTACACCCCGGTCTACTCCCTATCTGCGCTAGCTCGGATGGTTCAGCCAATTCTTGACAGTGAGGACATCGAGTTAATTAACGTGGACTTAGACCCCAGTACAATAGTATATCAGGCTTTAAATAGCGATCTTTCATCATATGCTCCTGATATTTACTTGTTGCTAAGGGCAATCGTACTGGAATCTTTCGCTTTATTATACGCTATCGACATTGGAAGTGCAAATCTTCAGTACGTGTCAAGTAAAGACTTTAACAATATAAGAACAAACATTAACTATATTGCAGATTACTTTAGCACAGAAAAGAAGTATTATAGCATGATTGACACACTTAGAACAATGAACATTTCCTTAGGTTACATTGAAAATCAAGTGCAGGTAATTATGACAGATAAGGGTGTGATTTAATGGTACAGTTTAAAAAACACGTTATTTCTTACGGGGATACCATTCAGTCTATCGCTCAAGATGAACTAGGAGACATGACACAGTGGGTTGCACTGGCTCAGTTTAATAATCTCCGGCACCCTTACATTGTGGATACTGTAGAGGAGAAGTTAAAAAATCCAGACCACTTAATGACCATCGGTGACACCCTTCTCATTAAAGTGGATAATGACGCTACTGGGGACCTCATTATGAACCTGAGTAACGCTACCACTTATGACCAAGAAGAAATCATGGCTTTAGCTTTAGGAAAGGACCTTGACATTCTTCCTTTACCTCACAATATTGGCAGCCCCGGCTATGACTCTCAAGTTCTTGAAATGAAGGGCGATGGAAAAGGTGGTATTGCCACAAAAAGAGGTATCGAAAATTTAAAGCAGTCACTTTATATTAGGCTTATCACACCACAAGGTAGCTACGTTGGGCACCCATTATACGGGTCCAGAGTAGACATGTACTTAGGTATGAAAAACACTGAAGATAACGCTATGCTAATAGATTTAGAGATTGAGAGGACTCTACGAACAGACGGACGGGTTAAAAATGTAGTGTGCAATGGGCATACTGTATCTGGGAACACATACACCGCTTCTTTCACGGTAACATCTTATTCCTTACAGGAAGCGTTTCAGTTCGTAGTGTCCTCTATCAATAATGGACCGCTTGTTTTAACAGACAACTTTGTTCCTACAAATCCACTTGTATCCTAGAAAGGAGGAGATAAATAATGCAATTTAAGCGTATGACGGAAATTTATTCAAGACTAGTGGATAATACCATTACTAATACGAGAGAGATTAATGATTTCTCTGTAGGTAGTGCCATGAGAGCCATTTATGAGGCTATCTCCATCGAGTTAGAGCAATTCTATATAATTACTAGGGAGAACATTGCGGAAGCCATTCAAGCAGGTATATACAGTTCCTTTGGCTTTGTTAGAAAGCCTGCTATGAAAGCCTACGGTAATGTGACAATTACATTTCACTCCGCTACGATGGCGGACATGTATTTATCCCGTGGGTCCCGGTTTACTTCTAGCAACCCGGCTTACCCAATGACTTACGAAACCATTCAGGACTATACCATCCCTGCTGGAGCCTTAACAGCTTCTGTACAGGTCTACTGCACGTATCCGGGCGCACTAGGGAACATTCCTGCTAATGCTATTGACATCATGAACTCTCCAATACAAAACGTTAAATCTGTTACCAACCCGGAGGCTTTCCAGACAGGACAGGATGAAGAACCTCTTGAAGAAATGAGAGCTAGATTTGCTTCGTACATTGAGTCGTTAAGTAAGGCTACCGTCCCGGCAATCGAGTATGGTACCCGGTCAGTCCCAGAAGTGTCTGGTGTTTATGTAGATGAACAAACAGGGCTTATTAATGTGTATGCCCATGACCGCAACGGAGACCTACCAACCGATGTGCAGAATAAAATCATTTCTACATTGGAAAACTACCGTGCCGGAGGTATCCCGGTTAAAGTCCTACCTGTAACAAAGGTGAATCAGGATATTAACGTAACCGTGACCCTTACAGACAAGTCTGGGATTACACAGGCGTTTAAAAACAAAATCCAGACTACCATTGCCACTTATTTAAACAATATGACAACTTCTCAGAGTTTGATTTTATCAGACTTGACAAGCGCTATTCGATATGTGGACCGGGCATTAATCTACGATGTCCAATATACGAACATTACCGGGAATATAATATTGGAAAAGAACGAAGTTATGAGGGCAGGAACGATAACAGTTACACTACAGTAGAAAGGGGTGTTACTAGATGTCTTTTTTGAAACACTTAATGCCCACATGGAAAACCAGCTTAGAAAACAAGGAAAAAGCCAACGCAGCTATTTTAGCTGCTTTGGATACAGAACTGACGAGCACTGAAGCAGACGCTATATCAACCAGTGTCCTTATGTCTCTTCAGACCGCTACCGATGAATGGTTGGACGAATACGGTAATACTTTTGGAGTCATCCGGCAGGATAATGAAGAGGATGACACATATAGGCAGCGTATTATTAGTTACATTCTGCTTGAGAGGGGGACTCTTCCGGCAATAAAGCATGCAATTCAAAATTATCTGAATGATACAAAATCTCATATTGATATTTATGAACCATTCCACGATGTATTCTTTCTGAATAATTCTAAATTGAATAGTACCGCTTGCCTGCTAGGGGCCTATTACACCACAGCTGTTATTGATATTACCTTTACCAATACATTTCCTATCGGTGTGTTTGATGAAATCAACAAATTCAAAGCAGCAGGGGTTACAGCCTTAATGACCAGAAAACCAAAAACGTATAACCCAGACGCTGCCACATTTCAGCGGGTAGTAACCGGAGACCCTATTCAAGCAGCTCTGAACATGCAAGCGGATAGAGACAGTGTATACCTCCAACTCTCAAACTCTGATATAATTGGTTATAAGAGAGTATATAAAATGATTTTAGCAAGACCCTTGAAAGACACGGAAGACGTAAATAATCCTCCTTATCCAGTAGTTTACTATGCTAATAAGCCTTACTGTTTAATCCCTACGGATAAGGCAGTTTCAGAAGGAGCCCACTTTGTGTATGTAAGTACTAGATTAGAAGGTGAAGACTTCCTTAATCAAGGTTATTCCACCGTTAAGCTATATCAAGGGCTGGTCCCTACTGGAGATAAAAAGAATACGCTCCTTCCATCAGAGGTTTCAAATACAGGCACACTGCTTCTAACGGATAGTCGAGATATGCAGGAAAGGGTTGCAAGCCTCACAGTAGAAGAAGACTTTATGATTGAAATACATAATTAAAGGAGTGAGTAATATTGGCTGATGTAATTGATACAAGTGCAGCCCCGTACAATGACAGGTTTGACGCAACAAAGAACCGTAACAAAGTCCTTTTTAGACCTGACAGACCGCTGCAACAAGCTGAATTGAATGAAGTTCAATCCATTATGGATAACAATATCAGAAATTTAGGTAACGCTTTATTCAAAGATGGCGCCATTCAAACAGGTATGGCTTTTTCTAACATTGATACAACTAATAAAACTATTACAGTTGAAGATGGTACTATTTACCTTGCAGGTAAAATACGTGCTTTCAATAAACAAACTTTACACGGCTTCACTGGTGTAGGTCAGGAAAACATCGGTGTTAAGATAGTACAATCTGTGGTGGATTACAACGATGACCCAACAT